CGTCCAACACCTACTTCGAGTGGCAGCAGGATTCTCTTGCCGCCGTTAACACCTCGAATGCCGCCATCGAAGGTGCCGCAGCAGGCGATGCTGACTTCGTTGCGACCGTTCGTACTGCCAACTACTGCCAGATCAGCACGGCAATCGTGTCTGTCTCGGGCACGGCTGATGCGACCAACAACGCTGGTATGCGTACGCTGATGGCCTACGAAACCGCGAAGAAAGCTAAAGAGCTGAAGCGCGATATGGAAGCCATCCTCACCAGCAACCAGGCTGGCGTCGCTGGCAACAACTCGACGGCTCGTAAGACCGCTGGTCTTCCGACTTGGCTCTGCAACAACTACCAGGCCAACGGTGCAACTGTTTCGGCTATGTCCGGCGCTTCTGGCAACGGCTACCCGAGCACAGCTTGGACCTCGCTCTCGACTTCGACGGACGTTGCTCTGACGGAGACGATGCTCAAGACTGCTATCCAGCAGGTTTGGGAAGACGGTGACACGACCGCTACGCCGCTCAAGATCATCGCGACGGCTGACGTTTACCTTGGTGACTTCGGTGAGGTGGCTATCGTCCCGAACCGCTTCCAGCCGGGTAACTTCGCGTTCGTTCTCGACCCTGAGTACGCTTCGGTCTCGTACCTCCGTCCGTTCCGCACCATCGACATCGCCAAGACCGGCGACTTCGATAAGAAGGAACTGGTTGTGGAATATGGCCTGCGTATCCGTTCGCAGAATGCACATGCGGTCATTGCGAACCTCATCCCGTCGTAAGCAAAAAAGGAGGGGCGGGTCTTCCCGTCCCTCCAACTTTTAGGGGAATAGAATGGCTGAAGAATATCTTCCAGGATCGTTTGATCTGTCCTATGACTCGCACTCTGGAACGCTCCAGAAGATGCACATAACGAACGACCAGAAATTGATTTTCGAATCAACCGTACAGATTGACGATCTTGCAGAGCGCAACAAATTTGACCGAGATAATCTGTCTCGTAATGAAAAGCTGCCTGATGGCATGGTTCGCGTGGCTAGTCTTCCCATGCTGATATACCAAGACCTCAAGAAACGTGGTATTCTGGACGACAAGGCCGCTCTCCGTAAGTGGCTTCAAACCGAAGAGGCCCGTCCCTTCAGGACGCACTGGGTGGCAAGCTGATGGCGACGATCACAAACTACTCGACCCTGCAAACCACGGTTGCCGACTACCTGAATAGGCAGGACTTGTCCGCTTATATTCCTACGTTCATCCAGCTTGCCGAAGCTGACATGAATACGCGCCTTCGCACCCGTGAGATGATCGTCCGTGCTACGACCACCAATGACGATGAGTTCGTGCGTCTGCCTCTCGACTTCCTTGAGTCGATCAACCTCCAGTTGACGGACGGCCAGAGCCCTCTGCGCTTCGTCACGCTGGATGAGGCTGACATCATCAACAAGCGGCAGGGATATAACGCCCCTACCTTCTACTCGCTGATGAACGGTGCGATTGAGCTTGTGCCGCCTCCAGCGACGGGCGCTGACGTAGAGATCGAGATGGTGTACTATGGGAAAATCCCTGCACTGTCTGACGGCAATACGTCGAACTGGTTGCTGCTCAAAGCGCCTGACGTTTATCTCTATGGCGCTCTTGTCCATGCTGCCCCGTTCCTGATGGACGACCAGCGCATTTCGGTTTTTGGCTCGTTCTACTCTCAGAGGATCGAGGCTTTGAATGATGAGTCGCAGAAATCCCTGCATAGCGGCTCTCCTCTCGTTGCGAGAACCCGCAGGGTCTACTGAATAGGAGATAGGAATGTCCAAGTCGAATACGTTTGAAAATGACTGGCTGAAGCTGATCTTCAATGCGACTGCCATTGCCAATCTTGCCGACAACGCTGCTTCGTCTCCTTTGACGAACCTGTACGTGTCGCTGCATACGGCTGATCCTGGCGAAGCTGGAAACCAGTCCACGAACGAAGTCTCCTATACGAGCTATGCCCGTGTTGCAGTGGCTCGTACTTCTGGTGGCTGGACTGTGACGAACAACTCTGTCTCGCCTGTTGCCAACATCGACTTTCCTGCTGCTACTGGCGGCTCCGGCACGGTGACTTACTTTGGTGTTGGATCGGCATCTTCTGGTTCTGGTGTCCTGTACTACAGCGGCACAGTAACCCCGAGCATCTCGGTTACCTCCGGTGTTACTCCGCGTCTTACAACGGCGTCCACGATCACTGAAGAGTAAGACTCATGGCGCACGTTACAGCGGATCGCGTCAGAGACACTTCGACATCGACCAGTACCGGGAACTTCGTTGTTTCCGGTACTGCGCCGACTGGCTTCCGCACGTTGTCGGCTGTCCTGTCGGTGTCGGACACGTTCTATTATGCGATCCAGTCACAGACTGATGGTTCGTGGGAAGTTGGCCTCGGCACTTATTCGTCGGCCAATACTTTCGCGCGCACCACAGTCCTGTCGTCGTCCAATGCTGGCTCTGCTGTAAACTTCTCGGCTGGCACGAAGGATGTGTTCCTGACGCTTGCTGCAACTCGTACAATCCAGCGCGAAGCTGACGGTAGCGTCTATGACGCCTCCGGTGCTGGTAGCGATAGAATTTTCTTCTTGAACGGAATTACCGTCAACTCGAACTACACGATCCCGACAAACTACAATGCTGGTACGTTTGGACCTGTGACTGTAGCTTCCGGCGTGACGGTTACTGTTCCTTCTGGCTCTGTTTGGACGGTTGTCTGATGTCAATCAAACTCAACTCATCGGGCGGTGGTTCTGTCACCATTCAAGAACCTACAACTGCATCTGCTTATATGCTGACGCTTCCTGCGCAGACTGCGAATATCATCACTGATTCATCTGAAGTTTTGAACATTGGCAGCGGACAATTTTATAAAGATTCGTCAGGAAATGTTGGTATCGGAACCAGCAATCCAAGCGCATTTGGAAGCAATGTAAACGTAGTTGCAGCTAAGAGTTTTGTTGCTGGTGGGGCATCTACTGGCTATGGTTTCTATCCGTATTATGCAAGCGCAACAAACTACGCTGCAATTTTGGGTGATAGTACTGGAGCAATGACGTTTACAACTGGAGTTGGTTCACCTGCGGAGCGCGTCAGAATTGACAACATCGGACAATTTATTGTTGGTGGAACAACTGGATTTGGGAAGCAAACAATAAAATGGTCTTCTGGTTATGGTTTAGTAACAACACCAACAGCAGACAATTTGTTTCACCTCGTCTTCACCAATGCAGCTACATCAGCGGTTGGGAGTATAGGCTGTAGTTCTTCAACAACAGCATATAACACTTCATCTGACTACCGCTTGAAAGAAAACGTACAGCCAATGACTGACGGTCTTGCAACTGTTTCAGCGTTGAATCCTGTACGTTATGATTGGATTGGAGATAAATCGGCTGGTGAGGGTTTTATTGCCCATGAACTTGCAGAGGTTATTCCGCTTGCTGTGACAGGCGAGAAAGACGCTGTTAATGAAGACGGGAAGCCTATCCATCAAGGCGTGGACTACAGCAAGATCGTGGTTCACCTTGTCGCCGCCATCCAAGAACTCAAAGCCGAACTCGACGCCACAAAGGCAGAAGTTGCCGCACTGAAGGGTGCTGTCTGATGTCCACCGTCAAGGTAATCAACGTAGTCCACCCCTCCAGTGCCACGAACAACATTGTTCTGGACTCCAGCGGAAATGCGTCCGTTGGCGGCACGATGGCTATGGGTTCGTCGTTCATGAGGAACCGTATTATCAACGGCAACTTTGACATTTGGCAGCGTGGGACAACAGGGACTGGCGCTGTTTACGTTTCGGACCGTTGGGGAACCGATCAGGTTAATACAACACAAGCTCAGTCTAGCAGCGTTCCAAACGTGGAAAGCACATATTCAATTCAAGTTTCTGGATCATCTGGAACTATTGCAACAAGCCAAAAAATCGAAAGTTTTAATTGCTACGACCTTTCTGGTCAGAAAGTTACTCTGTCTTTTTATGCAAAGTCAGCAACAGGAACCCCTACTCTTAACTTTGATTTGCGCTATGCAAATGCTTTAAACAACTTTAGTTCAATGACAATTATGCAGGGTAGCAGCACAACTATTTCTACGACTTGGACAAAGTATACATTTACGTTTAATGCATTGAATGCAAACGTTGCAAATGGTTTGGCTTTGTTTTTCTACAACACTTCGACGCAAACATTCTTTTTGTCGCAAGTTCAACTTGAAGCTGGCTCTGTGGCAACTCCGTTTGAGCGGGAGATTTATTCTACCACTTTGGCGAAGTGTCAGAGGTATTATCAAATTTGGTCTCCTCCTCCGGGTCGCGGTGTTTCAAACTCAACAACGGCCATCAATCGTATTGGTTGGCCTTTGTTAGTTGAAATGAGAATTGCGCCAACGCTTGTTATTTCTGGAAATATTGGATGGTATGACGGGACCGCAACTGGAACCATATCGTCTGCAACTGCTGGATACGCAACAACAAAAATGGCAGAGTTTGACGCTACCGCGTCTGGTGTTACTGCGGCTGGTCGCCCAATCGTTCTATACGTTGGCGGGTCAACTGGAACTATTTCTGTTAACGCGGAGCTTTAAGACATGTATCAACTCTGCATTGACTCAATGACGGGTCAGATAGCTTGCATCAAGCGCCTCGCTGACAACGCCTTCATCCCGCTTGACCCCGCCAACACCGACTACCAGAAATATCTGGAGTGGCTTGCTGAAGGCAACGAACCGCTGCCGCCCGAAGGAGAAGATAAATGACACTCGTTCTGAACGGATCGGTTGGCGTTTCGGACGTTGATGGCTCGGCTGCAACTCCTGCCATTCGCGGCACGGACGCAAACACTGGCATCTTCTTTCCGGCTGCCGATACGATTGCCTTTGCTGAAGGCGGTGCGGAGGTTATGCGGATTGATTCGGCGGGGAATGTCGGGATTGGCACGGCTTCGCCTACTAGGCGTTTAGATATTGCTGCGCCATCTGCGTCTGCTGCGCTAACATCAACAACTGGCACAAATGCAGCCAACTTTAATTTCAACAATACTGGCGGTTTGTTCTCTGTTGGTATTGATAATAGTGCTGGAAGTGGTTTTGGTGCAGGCGCTTATGGTCGTGTAATTTACAGCGGCGGCGCATATCCGTTGGTAATGTTCACAAACGACACCGAACGCGCCCGCATCGACTCCAGCGGTAATTTCCTTTTTGGAAAAACAGTTACAACTGAAACGGTAACAGGCATTGCTGTCAACGCATCTATAGGTCAGATAAGTTGCTCTTCAACATCTGGTGCAGATTCGGCGGTTTTTTACCGGGCAACAACCAGCGCAGGCAACGGAGTAATTCTAACAAAATCAGATATTGGTGGGACCAATACACTTGTTGGTGCTGGTTTTGCAAATGGAACATTTGGTGTTGTTTCTGACATTAATAAGAAAAAGAATGTTGAAGATGCACGTAGTTATTTAGATGATGTGATGCAACTCCGTGTCGTCAAGTATAACTGGAACACGGATGAGGATGGCTCTTCAAAAGAACTTGGCTGGATTGCTCAAGAAGTTGAGCAGATTTTCCCCGGCATGGTCACTGAAATAGAAGACAGCAAGCTTCTTAAAAAAGAAGTATTTCTTCCAATGATGATGAAATGCATCCAAGAACTCAAAGCCGAAAACGACGCACTGAAGGCCCGCGTGGAAGCACTAGAGAATGTTTGACTGGGTAAGCATCGCCTCTCAACCAATCGCAGCGGGTCCGATCTCGGGTGCGCTGGTTGAGCCTATTTTTATTGTATCAGGTGTTGGCGATGCGCAGGGTTCCTGCACGGTACAGGCGGTTGGGGCATCTACGGCAGCGGCTGTTGGTGATGCTTCGGCAGAGGCTATTGTATCCGGTGTCGGCAGGGCCGTTATTCAGTCCGTGGCTTCGGCCTCCGGTTCTGCGACCGTATCAGGCATTGGAGCCAGCACCTTTGAGGCCATAGGCTCGGCTGCCGGTACAAGCACGGTCATAGCCTACGGGAACGCGGTTACGGCAATTGTCGGCTCTGCCTCCGGCACGGCTGTGGTCACAGGCATCGGCGCAAGCACCTTCGCGGGCGTCGGCTCTGCCTCCGGCACTTCGACGGCAACCGCAGACGGCCAGGGCGTTATCGTGCTCGCGGGCGCGGGATTTGCGGTTGGCACATGCACGGTTTCCGGTGTTCTCAGGGCCACAGGAGCCTTTGTCGGCACGGCTGTTGGAACATCTGATGCCAGTGGTGTTCTGCGTGCAACAGCGACCTTTACTGGAACGGCAACTGGTTTTGCTGTAGTATCCGGTATAATTAAAAATGTTGGCTGGACGCCAGAGCCTGTTGATCCTGACACTTGGGTTACGCAACCAGTGGCAGAAGACATTTGGGTTCCTCAGACAACATCATCCTCAAACTGGCAACGCGCCGCTTAGGAGCCATAAATGGCCGATACCTTTACCTCAAACCTGAACCTCACAAAGCCAGAGGTCGGGGCCAGCCGAGACACTTGGGGCGGCAAGCTTAACACCGACTTGGACACACTTGACGCTCTGTTCACGGCCAATGGTTCAGGCACTTCGGTTGGCTTGAAAGTCGGTACGGGTAAAACGCTCAATGCCACGGACGGTACTGCGAGCCCGACTGTAAATACGGCTACGGTTTCTACGCCAACAATCACGGGCGGGACCATCAACAACACGGTTATTGGTGGAACTACGGCAGCAGCGGGTACTTTTACCAACCTCACCGTTACGGGGACGGCTACTGGTATTAATGCTTTCCCGGCTGGAACGATTCTTGTCTTCGGCCAAACATCGGCTCCAGCCGGATGGACAAAGCTGACGGCCCACAATGACAAGGCTCTGCGCGTTGTTTCTGGGGCAGCAAGCAGCGGCGGTAGTGTTGCCTTTACATCCGCATTTACGTCTCAGGCGGTCAGCGGCACGGTGGGTGGAACGGCACTTACTGAAGCCCAGCTTCCTTCGCACAATCACGTTACATATAGCGGAACATTCGGCGTTGGTGGCGGTGGTGCGACAGTTATCACTAGCGTTGACCCTACGACTGGTTCTCGCGTCGGCGCGACGGCCTATACGGGCAGCGGTCAGACCCATACGCATACATTCACTGGCACAGCGATAAACTTGGCAGTCCAGTATGTTGATGTGATCTTGGCGCAGAAGGACTAAACCATGCAGATGAAGCAGGGGAACTTCTGCCCACTTATTAAAAAGGACTGCGTTCAGCTTCAGTGCGCGTGGTTTACGTGTTTACGCGGGACAAATCCAAATACAGGAGCGGCTGTTGATGAGTGGATGTGCGCTATTTCTGCGCTTCCAATGCTCCAGATCGAGGTAGCCAAAGAGGCCAGGCAGGGTGCAGCAGCAACTGAAAGTTTCAGAAACGCTGTCCTGTCTGCACCTCCGA